TTTTGTGAGAAATCAGATTATCAGTATGAATTTGTGAATAGTGATTTTTATGGTACACCTTTTGAAGAGAATGGATTTATTTCTCTAGAAGGTGTAAAAGACTATATGAATAAAATCACTCGATATGAACCAAGACCATATCAAATACAAGGAGTGTTTGATGCACTTAAATATAATCGTAAATTATTAATATCACCTACAGCTTCTGGAAAGTCATTGATGATTTATACCATTACGAGATATATGGTAGATAAAGGTCATGATGTTTTACTTGTTGTTCCTACCACTTCTCTGGTAGAACAAATGTATAAAGATTTTATTGATTACGGATGGAACTCAGATGAACACTGTCATCGAATATATGCAGGGAAAGATAAAGATACAAATAAACCAGTAACAATCACTACATGGCAATCAATCTACAAATTAGAACATTCATTTTTTAAAAAGTATGGATGTGTCATAGGAGATGAAGCTCATTTATTTAAATCTAAATCTTTAATTCGTATCATGACCAAGTTACATGATGCCAAATACAGATTTGGATTTACAGGAACTTTAGATGGAACTCAAACACATAAATGGGTTCTTGAAGGATTATTTGGCCCTGCTTACAAAATTATCCGTACTGATCAATTAATAGAAAAAGGTCATCTAGCTAAATTAAATATTAAAATTTTACTTATCAAACATGATCCACAAAAATTTGATACCTATGAGGATGAAGTTCAATTCATTATACAGAACGAAAGAAGAAATAACTTTATCAAAAATCTATCATTAGATCTAAAAGGTAACACTCTACTTCTATACAGTCGAGTTGAAACTCATGGAGAAATATTATTTAACCTAATAAATAATGATACGGAACGGAAAGTATTTTTCGTTCATGGTGGTGTAGCAGCTCAAGAGAGAGAAGAGAT